GCGAACACGTCTGCCGCCAATGTTAAAGTACTCCAGTCGTATAACTTAAGTTATTCGGCGGATGCTATTGCGTAAGCAATGATGTAATGATTACTTGTAAACATGTACAAAGAATAAATAAAAGGAAGCAGGGCAGGGGGGTATATTATTACCCCCCCTGCCCTACACCCCTGTGTGGGCTATAAAACAACTCGTTGTGTCTCATTGTTTCACATCTCTCATGCCTTCTCCTTCCTTCCTCCATTGGTGTTTCACACTCAACAACTATGTCGAAGAGGAAGATGTGCCCCGCATCACAACTTGGTGCGAAGAAGAAGCCAAGTACTGGATCATCGGTCGAGAGACCGGTGAATCTGGAACACCCCACCTCCAAGGATACATCAGCCTTCGTAAAAGAAGGACTGCCGTTTATGTATCAGGTAAGCTTGCATCTAGAGCGTATATCACGCGGGCAGCTGGTACTGCTCGACAAAATAGAAAGTATTGCAGCAAAGGTGGAAACTTTGTCGAAGGAGGTGAAATCAATGAAGGAAGAGTCCGTAAGGACAAAGATGAAGTCGCCAGAGACTTCATGGCTGCCGTCAGACTTGGAGATCCAGGAGTGGTTGAATTCGCCAATTCCGAGCCCGGAGCGTGGATTATGCATGGATCTAACATGCTCAGAAACGCCCTTCAGCTTTACCCCCCTATTGAACGAGCTGACATCTCCGTTAGATGGATCTATGGATCTCCAGGAGTGGGAAAAAGTAGATTGGCTCATGCCGAACTACCAGGAGCTTATATCAAAGAGCCTAGAACAAAGTGGTGGAATGGATACCTCTGCCAAAAAGAAGTCATCATAGATGATTTTGGACCGGGAGGTATAGATATTAATCATCTATTAAGATGGTTTGATCGATACAAGTGTCTTGTGGAGTGTAAAGGAGGTATGATAGCACTGTATGCTACAACCTTTATTGTAACTAGTAATTTTCATCCAAGAGATGTGTTTAAGTTTGGTGAGGAAGTGAATCCTCAACTACCTGCATTAGAACGCAGGATTGTAATCACAGAAATGAAATAAATGCTCTCCGTGATCTTTCTTTCATGAGATATTGATTTTATAATATCCGAGGAGCCGAAGGCGACGAGTGAGCCGCTTCCGGCGGAGACGGCAGGCGATTAAGAGCGGAGCTCGTATAATGTACCAGCGGCAGCGCGACCGAAGGTCGCATATTGCATGCATCATATAACTCTATAAATACCCGCGCTTACGCGTGAGCGTGAGTAAGATCACAATGCCGGCTTTCAGAAAGAGAACCTATGCTACTGCGTTCCGGCCGCAAGGTCGGATGCGGAAGCGAACAAGGTACAACAAAAGAAAGTTTGCAAGGAAGTCTCGTAAAACGACAGACTTCACCACCTTCAATCAAAGGAGTACTGCGATTGGTTTCAGAGGAAAAAAGACTAGCCGCCGTGCTTATAATAAGCATATATGGAACTCTACGATTTTTAAACCTCATTACAGATCATATATATCACAAGATTTAAACCTTACTACGCCAGCAGCTGTTACAGATGGAACACTTCAGTTCTTTAATATGTATCAGTTTGGTGGAAATGGTTTTGCAACTGCAGCTGGTGGTGCTGTGGAAATTGATGTTGGAAGTGGTCTACCAGTGTTTGCGGATTCATCATATATTCTAAGAGGAGGACGTTACGAGATGACTATATCAAATCCCCATTCGTTTGACATTCAAATTAAAATGTGGAGGATTACGACTGTTAAACAGCCGGACTTTACGTGCGCGGGAGCGTTAGGTTCATCAGAAGACTTTGCTTGGGATCCATCGTGCACGCCAGACTTCTATAATTATATTGGAAAACCTTTTGGCGCGAAAGAAGTAACAATTAATGGAGGAGATCAATGGACTTATTCTACAAGATTCAAGACTCAGAAGATAGATACAGAGAACTATAATAACAATGCTATGTCACCATATGTTTTAATATTTGTAACAGCTAGGAACGCGAACACGTCTGCCGCCAATGTTAAAGTACTCCAGTCGTATAACTTAAGTTATTCGGCGGATGCTATTGCGTAAGCAATGATGTAATGATTACTTGTAAACATGTACAAAGAATAAATAA